AAGTCTGCAAGTATTCTGGAGGGTAGTCTGAATAAGTTACCAGTAACATATCAAGAGAAACTTCCCCTACCATACGGCTAGTCTGCAAATACTCTGGGGGTACTGTATAAGCTCTGTACACTGACTGTAATGTTATGTCACCAATCAATCTACTGGTTGATAGATACTCTGGTGGCCAATCATCATATATTGTTTCAAAGTACGTTTGCTCAAGGTTGATAACACCTACCAGTCTTTCAGTTGCTAGATATTCTGGACCAACTTCAATGGGATAAGGTTGCGAAGATACTGAACCTGCATCACTACCATAACTAACTTCGTCATCTAAATTCCATATAGTAGCATTGCCAATTATATTACTGTCACTAGGAGCCATTATCTGTATCTACCCTCCTAGAATGTTTATTACTTTCAATCACCATATCTCTCTCTAGCTTAATTATCTTAACTCTTAAATCAGCTACTTCTGTTCTAAGTTCAGTTCTTTGTTTATCAATTATATAGACCACATACATAAGCCAAGTAGATAGAACCAGTGGCCCATACTGGGAGATCAATTCTAGCCATTCCCTAGCGGTAGCAGCAGTAAACGTTGCTGTAACACCACCTAGAGTTAGTATAAAAACTCCAGTCTTTTTAGGAACTTTTGGCGGTGTTGATAATGGCATACTCGCACCTTTTATGCAGTTATCCTATAACTATCCAGATTGCAGCACCGGCAGTAGAGTCAATACAAATAAAAGTTTTCTCTGCGCCCACATTTATATTAGACCAAAAAGATCCTTTCTCATATCCCTCTGTATCATCATTATTAACTGTAGGATCAACTGTAGCAGCCCAGAGACTTTGAGGAGGAACAGCTTTAAGAGACTCTAGCCATTCTGATTCTGTTCCAGCAAATCCATTACTAACTGCTACATCATAAGCTGAAGGACCTTGTGGACCTGTCGGTCCTTCTATACCTTGCGGACCTTCTATACCTTCTATACCTTGTATACCTTGTGGACCAGTAGGCCCAGTAGGCCCAATACCACCAACAGTACCAGATGGACCAACATCTCCTCTGGGACCAGAAGGACCTTGAGAACCAGTAGCACCAGTTAAGCCAGTAGTGCCAGTATCACCTGCTGGACCTGCTGGACCAGTTGGGCCGGGCGGACCTTGTGGGCCTGTGGTTCCTACATTAAAGATACTAGCTTCTGTGGCCATTAGGGCCTCCTCTTATTACCTCTTACTTTTTGACAGGGAAGACGGCGGAGCAGAAGGCTTTTGCTTAACCTGCCTAAGTACAGCTCCAATCATTCCTACTGTTGCTGCCATAATAGCAAATATATTGTCAGGAACTATACCTTTCCATAATGGCAATGCTTCTTGCAGCCCAATAATTACAGCAACAAGAGCTGCTTGTACAGACCATAGCTTATACCACTGCTTGGATTCTGGAACTAGGGAAGGCTTCTTCATTTTATATTCTCCTCAGAGTCTTCAGCTTCTTCAGCTCCCTCAGACTCTTCAAGAAAGCGTTTCTGATCTTTCCTAGCTTGTTCAATAGCTTGTTCAATATCTACTGTACTATCTTCAGGTAAATCATCTATTTGCTTTGCTAGTTCTTCAGCAAGTTTCTTCTCAGCATCAGTACACAGACCAGAAGACGGATAGCCAGGAACTTTACTTCTTATAAGTGCCAATTCTACAGCACGAAGTACTGGACTGGTTTCTATACAATAATCACGCTGTCTTTGCAATAATGCTTTAGATATGTCATCAAACTGGTATCCCTTATCACTGTCACTGTCACTGTCTCCCTCCCCAGCAACAGGAGGAGAAGGTGACATTGCTACACATCCAGCTAAGGCAGATAGAATAGAGAAACTTATAGCAGCTAATAACAATCTCATAATATTATCCTCCCCATTGCAGAAATTGTGGAGACTACGAAGACTAGGTTGGAACTGCATCCACATTAGAAATACCTAGAATTATAAACTCCTCCTGAACAAGTGATCTCATAGAAGCAGACTGCTCTTGAAAACCTATCTGGAGGAACAACACTCTAGCTGCCTCATAAATAATTGCCCACGGATACTCATCAGCAATCCAAGAAGAGTAGCTTTCAGCAGGTACAATTAAGGGATGCTGATATGCACCGAATAGCACCTTACTCACAGGGGAAGTTCCACGAATCTGCAAGAAAGCTCCAGCCATATAAAATACATCAGTTTTAATATGACCATAGTTATCTAATGCAGCTTCAATCTGAATATGCTCTAAAAAGTTCTTAGCATATCCATTGATATCCCCTTCCCAGATACGCATATATTTAGATTGTCTATATCTAGGAACTACATCTTTAGGATCAAATGTTTGGATATATCTAGCTGCATCAAATTCCACAGCTACCTCAATAAGATCATTGAAGTAATAATCACTCTGATGCGCTTTAAGAGTAGCAGCTTTTACAGAAGATTCAATAGCTGCCACTTTATCTGGACGCTTAGTGATGCTAGTTACTTCATCCACTAACTCTTGAAATGTCATGTAGTTATCTCCCCTCCCTCTTAGGAAGTGATATAGAGAATAAGACTGGACGAGGTCATATGCGCCTGGGCTACCTCCCTGCACTGCGTGCGAGTGGACAGCTTAGCACTGAGACTTTCCCCAAGATCAAGCAGCCGTTCCGCTTCGCTCCACTGGGCATGCTTGACTTGTGGCCCCTAGTCTCGTGCTCGCAGCCACTTCGCACCCGCAGTTACGGGGTAATCGGCAGCCCGGCGCCGCACCTCCTTCTAACTTAGAGATCAGCTCTTTGAGGGACCTTTCTTCATACCTTCCAATTTAGAAGGAACAGCAACCGGTTCTCCTGTCTCTCCAGCATCACCAGACACTTTAACAGTAGATGCCGTTGCAGGTGCCACAGTAGCTGTAGCAGGCTCCTTAAGTTCCGCAGGATTCTGGGGATCACCAGCACCAGGAGTAGCTGTGCCCATAGTATTCTGGGTAGAATTCTGGAGAACAGCTTGGTCATAGTTACCAGTATTAGAAGGAGTGGCTTTATTGACCTTACCACTCTTAATCTCTGCCTCAATCTCTGCCCGCATCTTAGCTTTAATAGCAGACATTGGATCAAGATTCTCAGTATCTACAGTAGGCTCATTCTTATCAATGAACACTCCTGATTGATTAGTCTGTGCCAACTCCTTGAGGAAATCAGAATCTTCAACGTTATTGGTGAAGTAACGACCAGCAGCGAATTTCAATACCTTACCTTTAGGGGTAGATACATTAACTGCACCGAAACGATTCTTAAACAAAGTTACAGTAGCCATTGTGGTTTACCTTTATAGTATGCTTATGCTTATAGCATAAATAGTGTGCGGTGTATGGTGATATGTTTTAATAGTAGGGAGCACATCCTTGTGCATTATATTCCTGTTAAGACCTAAGGCTTAGAATCTCGGGGGCTTAGGCTGCTGCGGTGAGTCCAGTAATAACAGCATTAGCGGGAGGGTTACGGATCTCTACAGTAAGTTCAGTAGTAAGAGTGCCGCCCACAGCGTCAATGCCATTATCAACCGGGGTTCCATCTTGATTAAACTCCTTGCTCATAGTCTTACGATTACCAAGATACGCCAGGTGGAAAGTAGACAGATCTACAGCAACTGCCATCTTAGACCAGTGGTCGTTAGTATTGAACAGAGGATGCTCAATCATACGGAAAGTACCACGAGGGATCTTAAAGGTAGTGAACTGCAAACCAAAGGAGGTCTGACCATCAACGATCTCATACTGACCAGTAGTACGGCCAATAGCATTAATAACGTTAAATGCCTGTCCACCGACAAACATAATACGCTCATTAGCTACCTTAGGATCAGTAGACTGGTTAAACGTAGGATCAAGATAAGATACTAACTGCTCATAGGTGGTAGTGGCACCAGCAGGATTAATGTTAGCAGTGTCATAAGATGCCGGGTAGTAGGAGAGATTACCTACAACAGACAGCAAGCCATCCATAGTACGGAAAGGCTGTCCGTTACGGAAACCTTGAGACTTCTGACCGAAGAACAGTGCCTTCTCCATATCAGCAGCATGGAAACCAGCACAGTCTTGCCGATTCTCAGCAACGTTAGTATCGCCAGCAATAACCTGAGTCTCCACCGCAGAACCTGAGAGTGCCCAAGTATTACGGAAGATTTGCGTCAAGTTAGTAATACGAACCGGCTGGACACTAAGAGCGCTCGGACGAATAGAAGCTTCTTCAAACGCGTTACCAACCTGATAAGCATTAACAATATCAGATGAAAAAGTAACAGCGGCAGCAGCAACATTACCAACAGCACGTCCAACCGATACAGAAGTAGTAGACAGAACCTGGTTAATAATAACGTTCTCACCTGTCTCTTGTAGACGATGAATCTGTCCTGGGAGCAGGTTAGAGGTGGAAACAACAGCGAAGGTTGTATCACCAATTGCCACGTCAGCAGTAAGTTCGAAAGCAGGGAATACCATAGTCTTGGTAAAGAACCCGTGCTCAGTTTGTACCGCAGTCTTAGAATCAAGCATAGAAGTAAGACCAAAGAGCGGAGCAGTACCATTCGGCATAAGCCGAGTGATCATACTCGCAAAGGACTTCTTCGCATGATCCTGAGTAAAGCGGCTAGTATTAAAAATACCAGAAGTTGTAGCCATTATATGTTTCCTTTATAATCTTAGAAGCTATGCCCTAGGCATAAATGAGCTTAGAGTCTAGGACGTAGACTAGAAGTTAGACTAGAAGTTAGGTTCCCCAGACGGGTTCGGTCTGTCCAGCAAGAGCAGTGAGTAGCCAGTCACGGAATTCAACAGCAGTCATCTCAGTGGCTACTTGCATCCCAGTGGGATTATCGTCACCATCCTTATTAACAATCTTTACTAAAATACGAGTATCGTCATCCATTGTGTTCACCTGTATAGTTTAAGGGGTCGCTAGAGTATTAAGATTCGTTATCAGTAAAGAAAGCTTCCCAGTCAGGTTCATCAGCTTTCTTCTGACTTTCTTTTTTCTTGCGTTCGGGAGCTTGAATCTCACTTGCAAACTCACCGAACCACTGGGTAGCTTTCTCAGATATTTCTTGGGGAGAGGCAGTAGGATATTTCTTGGATAGCTGTGATTGCATAGCTTCTACAATAGGTGCAGCAGAGGGATGCTTAAATGCGGGATTAGAGTCTTTAACCGTGGAGGAAATTTTATCCTGTCGCATAAGTTGCTGTGCTCGTGAATCAAAAGCACCAGTGCTCTGAGAGAGAGCTTGTTTAACTAAGGTTGCATTAGCAATCATTGATTGGGAAAAGACATGTTGAGCTAGACTGTTCATAGAGGTAGCGAAAGCTGCTTGTGCTCCGTCGCCACCTTCTGCAATCTTAGCTACTGTGTCCTTATCCATAACTTGAGAGAAGTCAATCTCAGCTACTGCTTTCTGGATAGCTGCGGGATCAATGTTAAGAGAGGAAGATGGATCAAACTCTTTTTCTTTTCCACCTTCCTTATCGCCTACATCATTATTCCATAAATCCTTAAAAGCATCAAGTCCGCTCACTTCTCCCTGTTGATCTCCGCCAAGGTTACTTCCTTCTCCAGAAGCTGGTGCTTCTCCGCCAGGCGGTATAGAAGTTACTTCTCCTTCTGCGGCAGCAGGTGCCAGTCCTTCTGAGGCTGCTTGTGAAGAGCCACTACCTCTGAACATATCAAAAATAGACATATATTATTCTCCGAATTGTGAATCTTGCGGGGTGGATTCTGCTAAAGAGATAGCTTCTCTAACTTCCTGGTCAGTATGTAATAAGTGTTCGAGTGCTTCTATTGCACCTCTGTAATAACTTCTTAGGTACTCCGCTTTATGGGGTTCCTTATCTTCGTAGTGTACATTGATAATATCATGAGCATAGCCTGCTATATTATTCTGTATGCACTGGGACTGTAATTCAGATAGCTTAGAGCCAGAAATAATATCTGGTTCCCTAAGCTCATAGGTACGGAATCTACTTTCTGTAGCTAAACTCATTGTTGACCTCCTTGCTCACCACCTGCACCACTTGGAGTACCACTTGCACTGCCCCCTGCTGCTGGACCTTGTTGCTGCGCTTGTGCCTGTGCCTGTTGCATTGCTTGTGCTTGTTGCTGCGTTACCTGTGAGTATTTATCCATAACTGTCTCTCCATCATTCTGCAGAGATACGTTAGGTGCCCCTGGAGTATAGCCAAATTGCTCAGGAGTAGGTTGTGGAGGTAACATCTTCTGGAACTCTTCAGGATCAATAGTATCTGCCATATTACCAAGGTTTTCAGAGATAGCTGCAATAGATTGTTGCCATACTGCTTGAGCTTGCTCATAAGCAAGTTGCTCAGGAGACTTCTCAAATGGCTGTAGCTTAGCTCCTCTAGTTTTCATAAGATAGGAGAACATAGGTGCAATATTGAATCCCTGTCCAACTTGAGGAGACTGAGAAATAGCTTGAAATGCCATTGCTAGAGATTCACCATCAACTAGCTTATCACTAGGTAGCAGTCCATCAGATACTTTGAATTCTAGCTTAGCCTTACGTAGAGACACGGGATCTACCTTAACCATAGTTTCCTGCTCTCTATTATAGAGTTCCACTCCACCCTGGTATTGGAGAATATTAGTCTTAATTACTTCCTTTATAGGAGAGAAGAAGTTACCTTCTAGGTTAAGAGCTACTGTCTGATCCCGGCCATTAGCATAGCCCATAGTCTCTTCGAACTCAAAGCGAGTCTTATTACCTTTAACAAATTGCCCTTGCCTAGCAGGGTTAAGTCCAGATACCTGATTAGCTAGAGCTGTGAATGACTGTATAGCTGACATAGAATACTGTGACTGTGAATCTTCAAATGGGATAGGATACACAGCTTCAGATAAGGGCGTTCCATAAGCTGACGGGCGCACCGGTATCCTAGCTACGGGAGAATCAGAACGTACACTAGCTGAAGATACTCGGGAAGGATCGTACAACATCCTATCACTGATAGCTCTTCTCCTAGCTGCAATCATGCTGTTACTGAGAGCAGTAGTGATCTGCTGGAAAGGTTCTATATTCTTAGCAAAGGACTTAGTTTGATATCCCATCCCATCATCTAGTGGAGCACAAAAGAAGATAGGAATAAGGTTGTGTACATTGGTCATACGCTCAGCATATACCAGTACCTTATTATTAACAATTATAAACTTCCAGACTTGCGGGGTGCTCTTAGCTGGTACATCCTTCATATCAAAATCTTCAGGCAGAATACGCCCATAGAGTACCATTACTTCGTAGATATTACCGTACTTAATCCTAGGGTTCTTATTAGAGGCCATTCCTGCCCAGGATAACCAGTTAGTAGATACATACTTCTCTGAATCATAGATAGCTTCTGGATTTATATTCGGGCTATAGTAAGTTTCAATTCCAGAGTTCCCACCAGAAGGTGCTGCTGATCCTGACTCAAATGCTTCCTTAACATTGATCCTAGAAGGCAGTGCAGCTATATACTTCTTAAGTGCTATCCTACTCTTCGACATAGTGTAACCTGCAAACTCAGCTTCTGCTGGTACATCTACAGGATCAACTCTGGTATCCCAAAAAGTGTTGTAGGGATCCAGTGCCTTAATAGTGTTACCGCTCCATATAACTTCCTTCTGCTTATCTACCTCATCTCCCCCACTGGCAGTCATAGGAGTCTCTAGGGAATAGGATACTTGACTATCCCAAGATACTTCAGTAGGCCCAATGTTGTACTTAAAGCCATTTCTTAGGGACTTGAGAATCTCAGGTACCCAATTACCATGGATTTGCTGCTGTCCAATAATAGTGTCCATCTGAGTTGCTGCATCTACATGCTCAGGTGACGCTGCTGCCCCAAAGATAGGGAAACCAGATAAAAACACTGATTGCTGATAAGTTACTGCTGATTCAACCTGTGGCATAACCAAAGGCAGTACAATATTCTGGTACTTATCTGGATCACCACTCAGGTTAGCTTGTTTAGCTTTCCACTGGTCTTCTGTGAAGTCAACTTCCCGCATATACTGGCGGTCAATTCCTTCAAATCTAGCTCTAAGATTCCACTGCTGATTAACTAAGCTACAAGACTGCTTAGCAAATTCTAGAATAGCCTCAGCTGTTTTCTCTTTAGGACGATATGGCATAACCATTGGAGGAAAACTCCTATTTGACTTGTGACCAACCTGTGGCCAATATTAGAAAGGTGATAGTTCTGCTTCACTCAGAGTGTAAGCGTCATCTGCATCTATCTCTTGCTGTCCCACTATGGTGTATTGCTCTAAAATTGGCCCGTATTGCTCAATAACTTTAGGTGCATAAGTAAGACAATCTAGTATCCCATCTATATTATCAGTTTTCAACGGACGAAACCCGTTAATCTGTTCGTGCACTTGTGATCTACAAGAGGGGTGCACAAATAACTCACCTGCTGCATAACTCTTAAACATGTTCAAGATTCTAGTATTTTTATTTAGCTTACCAGAGTAGATGTCTACAAAAGTTATGCCCTCAATTCCTGTCTGCTTACATATAAAGTCACTCCAATATAGAAGTGAATACTGGTAAGCGTTACCTTCGATAACAACTAAACCACATCCCCACTTCATAGCTAGTTTAATGGACTCTTTAATAGTCTCACCAGGTGACAGCCTGCCTTCCACTATCTCTCTGGCACAAGGAACTGTTGTATCTCCATGCACCTCGAAGTAAGCCAGTGTTACAGCATCAGAATTATACTTATCATTCGACGGGTCTATAACAATGAACTTGCCCATAGGTATGTCATTATCATCAAAAGGATACTGAGGGAGATTACTGAGATCGACAAGACTATTAACTGAAGCATTTTCATCATTTAGCACCTCACTAAAGAATATCTCAGGATGACCTGCATTAAGGTCAGCTTGGTACTCAATAAGTAGTTGCCGTATAGGTTGCAATTCTTCCCATAAAGAGGTCCCATTCTCCAGAATTCCACCTGCTATGAACTTAGTCCACTGTGGATTCTGCTTCAGTTTCTTAAGAATAGAGTGGGGAGTAGGGTACATGTTAGCAATAAATAGGGTTAGGCACCGCTTAGGTGACTTAGCTTTCATTGCAGTACCAATCATCCACTTATACAAGTTATCACTTACAACCTGGGAGTCAGCATCTTCTCTAGTCTGTATATCTTCAAATACCATAACATCTGGCCTAGAGTTCTTAAGGTTAAGGCCACGAACACTACCTCCCGCACCTACACCCGCTAATATAATGTTTCTGCCACGGAAGCCAAACTTCTTAACATCTTGTGTATCTTGCTCCATACCTAATCTCCAGTCACCAAATACTGACTTAACATTAGGTTCATCTAGCATATCTGAGATATCAGAAAGTATGTTTCTTGCGTGTGAAGCAGTAGCAGAAAGAATGAGTACGAACTGGCGATCTGTAAAGAGAATACAGTAAAGAACAAATAACTTAATAACAGATGTCTTACCAAAAGCACGAGGTAATCCAATCGCTATTCTTGCAAATAGTTCTTCCGTGTTATCGCAATTACTTCTGGATTTATCCACTAATTCCCGTAACCAGCCCCAGATACCTAGAAATACTGGAGGCCAGCTATACTCATAAATAGTAGGAGTAGCCAGTCCTGCAAGAAAGTCAGGAGACTCTCTAGCAGTATCAATAACTTCTGATGACTGATAGGTGTCTTCTTCTAATTGTTGTCCGTTATCTTGCAGCATAGCTGTATGCTCTCCCGATTTAAGATTTCATTATATAGTTAGTAAAGACATAGCTAGCCGTAGCAAGAGACATAGCAAGAGGTCAGAGTCAGAGACACATGCCTTCTGCTTCGCAGGTGCAGGTGCAGGTGCAAGCGTAGGCGCGAGGCTAAGATTTCACTGTAACTGAGTAATCGTAATCTTCAGCCCCATAACTACCATAACTACCATAACTATCAGAGTGAGGATAAGAGATCCG